GATGCGGCGCAGTTTGCCACCCGCGCCGGCTACCGGGCGTAGCCAAGCAAAGCCGGTGTCTGCACCGAGCGCCGCTGTAGATTCAACGACTGCCGTGTATCGAGCCATGTCTATCTCCTCTTACTTGTTGGCTGTTGCCCTTACTGCTTTGTCTGCCGCCTTAGGTGCCGCCTTCGGTTCCTCCGGCGGTTCTAGCAACGCCTTGACCTTCTTGATATCCGGCGGTTCTACGTCATCTGTCGGTGCGTATGCCAGGAAAGCAGCATCCGGGTCACCATGAAGGACCAGGCGACCGTCGTCCGTACGATAGATCCGCTTCGTTGCTTCCACGTTCAGCTCTCCTTGTGCAGTCTAGTAATCGAATTCCAGGGGAACAAATACCCTGAATTATGTGCAACGCCTTCCGGCAAGAACTCAATATCCACACGGTCGAATGTGTAGGCGGTTCCACCAGCGTCCGAACGAAGCAAAATTAGAACCGTCGTAGCATCCGACCACCAGGAAGGATATGCAACAGTTTCGATCGTAACTTGAGCCATGTAAACAAACTCCTTACACCTGGAGGCCGACCTTGGTCCAAGTTACGGTAGTCGTGCCGTTAGCGTTGGTCGCTTCGTACAAAATACCGTTCGTGGTATCGATCAGGAGAGAACCGTTCTGAGCGATAGTCACGTATGTGACGTTGTTGGTGGGCGCACCAGCGTTACGAAGGGGAGCGTTAAGCCCTGATCCTTCGATGACCCTACCTGGTTCGATGACTGCCATGACCATACCTCTCTTATGTGTTCACGCCACGTAAGAACACTTTAGACTTCGTCGCATCGGCCACTGTCTGTACCGTTTTCCATCTAACGAATGGCGTAACTATGAGGAACGAGGCTGCGCTTGTAGGAGCAGCGTACGTGTAATCCGCATCGACGTTAACGCCATCCAGTGAGCCTTCAATCGAATGTACCGATGTCCCACCGGCAAAGAAGAAAGTCGCTATCAACTTCGCCCAGGTTGTCTCACTGCCAACCCATATCCAAGGGGAAAGCAGCGGCGACAGTGCGACTGTAATCGGCACTGTGTTCACCCAGGGCAGCTGGATCGCCACTGCTTAACTCCCTGATTTCCAGTTGGTCTCTGGCTTAGAGGCCAGTCACCGTGCAGATTGCGGTCGGCCGGTAAACCACCAACGCGACACGCATGTCCGCCCGAATGGCCTGCTTGCCTTCAACGAAGTACGTGCTGTGAGAGTTGCTCGTCTGCACATCAATTCCTCGTCGCGTCGCCAGCTCGGTAAAGCTGGAGTCAGCGACCAACGCCGTGCCAAGGGTAATGGCATCCGACTGCGCGACCGGCAATCCCCAAATACGGTCCGGCCCTGCTTCTGAAGGGTTACCCCAGATGTAGAGACCATCAGCCGTACGGAGCAGGCGAACATCCTGCCAGTTTGTCGGGTGATACACGATCAGGTTGGGCATCGCCCTACCTGTCACGCGAATCTTGACCATCGCCTTGTAAACAGCATCAGGCGACGGGTCAGCACCCTTGGCCTGGGTCTGGATTCCAACTACGTTCAGGAATCCACGAAGCTGGGTCGGCGTACCGACGCCGGAACCCACAAGAATCTGTGCATCCAACTTCTGACGCACCATGAACGGGAGACGGTTGTCGATGTAACCCGAAACCTGGCTAACATCCTGGAGCTGTTCGTCCGTAACCGGAATATAAACACCGATTTTACGAACTAGTGAGGCGCGTTCGGTCAGGGCAAGGACTGCTTCCAGGTACGATGTACCTTCATCGACTTCCGCCGCAGCGTTGGTGAATGTCGTTTCCTCCATGTAGGTAATGGCATTCTGCTCGGTGGTTGTCGACGGAATCAGGTCCGTCACCTGAATTGGACGAGTGGCGAAGTCAACCACTCGACCGGTACGTGTCGTCTCCGGAACCCAGCCCGTCGTGCTGGTCATCAACGTCTTAACGCTGATGTCCAGGTGAGCCTCCGGCCCGATCGAGCCAGACTTCTCCTTAAACGCCTTAGACTTGACGAACAGTTCACCAACAGATTCCTGTGATACGCCATCGCCCTTACGTCCGTCGCCTTCACCCGATGAACCACGCTCGAGGTTGGATCGTTCACGCGCCTTGATGGCCGCTTCCTCGACGCCCTGAAGATTCTCCAGTTCCTTCTTGAGGCCTGCAGATTCCTCATTGAGCTTGCGGATAACCGCAGCGATGGCATGGGTGTCGCCTGCCTGTACGCCGGCCGGAAGGGACTTGACCTGCTTGAGGTCGAGTTCCTTGCTGCCGTTGACGGTCGCCTCGTCAAGGATGTCAAACAGTTCCTTGTTCTTGGCGTCGTACTTCTCCGTCGCTTCCTTAAGTTCGGGGAAAGCCATCGTGGTCTACCTTCCGTGCTCTCTGCGGATCAAGTCGGCAATGGCGTTATTCGCCACTTCCTCCGGGCTTTGGAACAGGGATCGAAGTCTGAGCATGTCCTCAAAGAGCCATTCCATCAACTCTGTGTTGACGTGCGAAACACTCTTTCCCTTTTCGCCTCGCAGAGCGACCACTCGTGAAGCGGAGTCTATAGCTGAGGAAACACCTGCCAGTGCGTCCATCAGTTCATCTGACAACATCATAGCGCCACTTCCGTCAATGTCACGCAAGTGTGGCGCTTCTTTCCCTGCATCCTGTAAATGTCGAGCCAAGTGGGCATAGACACCGTTACGTGCTTTAACGTCCATTTCCTTCATGTTGTTGAGAGTGGCGATAGCAACCACGCATGCCCGAATGTTCGCCGGACCGGATGGTCCCTCATGATGAGCGAACATATAGGCCGACTTGAATTCAGGATCCATCGTCGGGTTGACATACGCGAACATGCTACGAAGACCAGCGACATCGACATCACCGGATACTTCCGCCAACACCTGCGCACCATTCCAGGTTTCGCGCGAGGTGGGTGTTCCGTGAGACTTGATCGCTGAACTCCACTCTTGGAGCTCAAGGCCTTCAGTCGCCTTGACAGAGAGAACGCGCGTACCGGTACCGACTGCCCTAAGCGTGGGTGAGATCTCATGGACTTGCTGTTCGTAAATGAATCGAACTCTCGTCCCATCCTTCCACTCGCCGAAGTCGTACCGCTTCGGTTCGTAGCCGTAGGACCATTCCGTATTGATGCCAGCCTCGTGAAGCTGCTTGATGGTAGAGAAGGCCGCCGATCCGTGCGGCGTATCCATGAGGAACTGCGCACTGGCCCTGGCCTCAGTGGCGGAGGACTTCATCGTCGCATAACCCAACGGAAGACGGCCGCCCATTTCTGGCCAGGTGCTGTGTCCCCAATCGGACAACGGAACCTTAACGCCATCAGGGAATGCGCCAGGCAGAGTAACGTCGTTATCCGCATCCTTCTCATTGAAGGTTGCGAATACCAGGTCAATCTGACCCCGGTCGCCGTCCTTAATTTCCGCTCGCCGGAGTGACTTCACGTCTGGCATTGCCGTTCCCTCCTGCTTGCCCGACCGTTGGCATAGAACCGTTCCCGGAAGCATCAACACCTTGCTGCAACTGCACACTAGGCAGACCAGAGTGCTTTCCGATAAGCAGGCTGACATCCCGAGCCTTCGCCGCCTTAACAGCGTCATCAGGTTCCCAGCCAGCAGTCACGAGCATATTCAACGCTGTCGACAGTACGCTAAATATCTCGGCTTCGTCCTTTGCGTCCTCGCGCAGGAACGGGATATCCCTGTCATCGACAACGAGTCGGGCTCCAGTGTTGGGTTGCGCCTCAAACGGGACTAATACTTCCAAAGAAGACGCCGCCATAGCCCACAGTCCTCGCACGGTCATGTCACTAGCGATGCGACGCGCAGCGCCGTAGTTACCAGCGTTGAGGCTTGACCCTTCCAAGCCTTCGGATAGACCAACGATAGTCGGGTGGATACCTCCGGCGGCACACATCCTGGTTTCCAACCCGCCTTGGATAGACTTCAGGTCTAGGGCCTTGAAGTCTACGGAAAGAGGCTTTACGTCGGCTCCACCGGCCAAGATCAGGGTCTTGTATGCGTTCGATGTTCCCTCATACTCCTTTCGGAACTCATCGACAAACCTAATGAATTCATCATCTTCTACTTCTTCCGATAGGACAACGGCCAAGTTCGGAGTAGCACCGTTCCGCAGGAAGCCCGTCTTATGTGCAGTGATCGCGTTATCAGCCTTGACTTCATTGAGACATGGAGTAAGCCATGACATCCCGCGGAATCTCGCGTCCGGATCAGGGTATGGCGAGTAATGAGAGAAGTCGCCAGTTCGCAAAAGCATGGGCTCATTGCCTGGCGGCGAGTACCAGAGGCCAATGACCCTAACGTCCGGCCAGTACATATTTCCTGATGGCGAAGCAAGGATCAGCTGTACCCAGTCCGGTCGGAGTCTAGCAATGAACGGGTTATTGCGAGCGTTCTTGACGCCGATCCGGCCATCTTCGTCAGCGACCGTGAAGTAGCTGTTACCCGCCATAGCGACATCGACATCCATGTGTGTCAACATTTCGCCAGTCGTGCCGTTAGGCCAGGGTCGTTCAAGCAGTCCTAGTTGCGGCTTGGAAAACATGTCACCAGGTCGACCCTTGACCAACTTCTGATATTGAAAACGGGCCTGGCTGAAGACGCGGCAGCGGGCAGCGATAACAGCGAAGGCGGCACCGTTGGCCTTGTAAACGCTGTGGACATACTGCTCGAAGCTGTTACCGATTCCCTCACGATTGGGAGATAGACCAGCGTTAGCAAGGGCAATCTGAGCGCCATCGATAGACCAGAAGTTGGGCATAGAAAAGCCCTTGACAGAGGGTGTCTGTCGTGAATGCCTCGCGTCAACCCGTTCAATCCACTTAGGCAACTACTTCGTCCGTCGCGTCGGTTGCTTACCGCTAGCCCATCCTTCGGCGCAAGCGGCTACTAACCTAGTCAGGATACGCGACACAACGAAGCATACGAAATAAGGAATAGCCAGCCAGACGGCAGCCCATATCCTCCCATAGTCTACTGTCTCAGCGCGTTCCTCGATCTCCTCGACCGGAATATGCAGGCCACGACGGTACTCGACGGTCGTATCTGTACTCATGCTACTCCAACCCTGGGATGTCCACTGCCTTTGCCACCTTTAACAATCAAACCACCAAGAGCTAGCGTAACGGCTGCTAGGCCGGAAACATCGGCAGGAACATTCTCATGCTCCCATGTCCAGATGCCCTGACCCAGGTCGCGTGTACGTGCAGCCGCAACACAATTGTTGAATACTTCCTGATCGTTGTGCTTGAATTCCCCAGTCTCTGTAACCAGCTGCAACCACTTTGCGGAGAAGGCGGCGATCTCGTGAACCGCCGGCTTATATAGGTTCATCTTTAGGGCTTCAAGTTCAGGGATGATAATGTTGGCTGGACCCTTAGGGTTAGCAACGATAGCGACCGGCCTCAATTTCCGTATCGCCTTGACCGCATCCTTGATCCAGTGAGTCCCCAACTCGTGTCGGATCACTTCGCCATGGTAATACCCGTCCTTGCGCATATACACGACCGCTAATGATGCTTCCGACCGGTCGTAACGCGCCTCAAACGCGACAGCGAATTTGCAACCTGCGGTGTCTGGGTACGGGTCAGCTAGGTCATTCCAGGTGTCCCTGTTGACGACAACCCAGCCTTCATCCTCTGGGTAGTCACCGGCACCAAGGAACTCCCGGTCAAAATCCCAACCGGACATCGTACCAATCATCTTCTGTAAGAAGCTGGCTTCGATGCGGATACCCAAGGCAGGGTTAGTCTTAGCCCACGTATCGATGGATGTACGTGAGTCTAGGCGGCAGTCGGGTTTGCACTTACCCCGTTCATGACGACGGTGTGCTTCCCACATATACAGCGCGACGTTCGGTTCCTTGCGTAATCCACGACGACGCACGCGCGCTAAGACTTTAGACTGCGACGGCAAACGGCGGTCACCGGCCGAGCCGAAATACCAAATCTGAGGATCAGGCTTAGTCGCCATCGTTGGTACCAGGGCAGAGATCGGTAAATCATCTAGGATCATCGCCTCATCTAGGATCACTAAGTCTCCGGTGAATCCACGACCAGCGCCACCAGTCCGCGCCATATACCGGAGCCGTCGGTCTTTGGTTAGTTCGATACCTTCCTCGCCCTTAGACCGGGAGATCCGTAGAACTTGCGCATCGAAGTCTGGCACACTCTCAATGAACACGAGCATACGGCGGAAGGCTTCGCTCGAGGTTTTGAACTCATGCGACGAATGGGTGATGAGCTTCTCGTGGAAGGCGAACATGCCCGCAAGTTCACGGACTTCAATGATCCCACCCTTGCCGTTCTGACGGCCGACGATTCCGCAAACCTCGAAGCAGGCGAAACGGAAATTCGCTGTCTCGCCTAACCCACCTTTGAGGATGAGGTGTTGCCACGGGTCCAGGGTGATATTGGCCCGATCGGATACCTCCACTGCTTCCCTGTAGGATGCGTCGGAGAAGGACTGTGGAGCCCATTGGTACGTTGGTGTTTGGTTACCGACAACAATCGTCATCTGTGCGACAGTACATGCCTTGGGTCATCGGAGAAGCCGTAACACGTGCGGCATTGTGGGAGACCCAACGTGGGAAACGCCAGGAACTCATGGAGGATATCCTCTCCCGCATAGGGAGCGAACGCATCAATAGTCCTCGTCGCCCCACTTGAAGGGTTGGAAATTTGGTATCGACCGTAATCTCGGTTGCTCGGCCTCATTAATTCCTGTCTCCTTTGCATGTTGGCGATCTATCGCTTCGATGGCAGCTACCGCTACCGCCGCTACCTGGATCAGTTCCGCTCGTGCGAGTGCAGTGTTGGCTCCGTCAGCGACAAACTCTGCGAGTTCCTCGACAAGGATATGGCCCCATGTCAATTGGTTCCTGTCTGCCGCTAGCTGGCATAAGAACGTAGCGCGGACATGGGTGGGAAT